TTTCTCGAGGCTATGCAAAAACACCAACTTCTCTTCTCGCGTCATGTCTTTTAGCGCTTTTTGCGCCGCAAACGCTTCTTCTGGCGTTAAGACTTCTGCTTTTTCTAGGGTTGAGAGGCTCATTTTTTATTACTCGTCGTCTTTTTCTTTAAAATCCGCCTCAACCACGTCGACCGCGCCCATGTATTTACTTAATTTATTTTTTATTTTTTCATCTAGCTCTTCGTCGCTGATTTCATCTGTCTTTACAGAAAGCCTTTCTGTAAAGAGCGCCACTTCCGTCACCTTACCCAGCATTTCCAAGGCTTTTAGACGTATCCGGGCGTCGGGGTGGTCGGTTTCTTTTACTATTTTGGCTACCGACATACTGCGTAGCTCTTCTGCTTGCTCGATAAACTTCCACTGGTAGGCAGTAACCATACCAACTGCGCTTTTTATCTCTTCTGGGAGATCCAGTTCGAGTAGTTTTTGTTTGGCGTTGGGGTTGCCCGTGGTTAGGGCGTTGAATGTGTCGGCGACTTTCTCTTGTTTTGCCCCATCCATTATTTCATCGTCTTCCTCGGCGAGGCTTGCCAGCCACTGGCTGGTTTTTATCTGCGCGTTTAGCGTCTGTGCTGGGGTAAGGGGGTCTAGTGGGGTGAAAGCGGTATCACCAGAAATTATTTCTGGGATAAAGTCAGCGGCTGAAGCAGTGACCAAATGCTCTAACAAAAACTAACTCCTTTGGTTGCGTGTGGAACTCACGATTTTTCCGATTCTACTTTGTTTTTTAGCTGTTGTGTTATTATTTTCTTACCGTGCCTATTTCCTTCGTTTGGTGGCGCGGTTCCTTATAGGTAAGTGACTTCATACCCCGGACTAGTTCCGGGGTTTTTTTTTTGAATAAGTGGGGTACTAGCGACAAACATATACGTAGTTGGCAGAAAGGTATGTGCGCTTCCTAGATAGCGCTTTTCACGTTCCTACGTACCGCGTTCCCCCGGTCCACGTGAAGGACAAGATTAGTGTACTGCGTTTTCGTGGGTTTGCAAGTGTCAAGTATTTGACATGACTCGGTGGATTTTTTTACAAAATTTGACAAAAATTGGTTTTGCGGCTGAGGAATAGTATACGCATACAACACGATACGGCTAACCAAAACGGCTTGGTGGGTATCGGGTGGGGTTCACGCCACGCTGAATCATGAAGTTCTCCACAACAGGTTGTGGTATACTGTGGTTGTCGGTAAGGCTTGTAGGGCTTACTGATACAGGTAGCCAAAGCCGTTGTGCTTTGGCTTTTTTATTTGGGACATCTGTCCCAAACATTTCATAAGGAGTTTCAATATGTCTACACTATCTAATGCACTCATCACGCTAATCACAGCAGAGCAAGGCTGGAAGAAGGCTTTGGCTGACGCCCTTAACGGCAAGAAGTTTCTGCCTGAGAAGGCTGTTATTCAGTTAGGTGAAGCCGTTTGCAAGAAGTATGATTGTTTCGTTGACGTGGCAGAGAATGGTATGTATCGGTTCTACAAGACCGAAGAAGTAAGTAGTGCAAACATTCACGAAGCCGCAAAGAAAATGTGGCAACGCAGGGTTGCACCATACCACAACATCACCCGTAATAATCGTGGTGGCGACACAAGTTCTCAGCAAGACGTTGTGCAATCCAAAGCCAAGGTAATCAAGTCTTGGGGCATGAGCAAGGCTCAGGTGTTGCGTGCTGTTGAGCGTGCTTTTGCCAAGTGATTGGGACAACTGTCCCAAACAAGTTTGACAGAATTCGTAGGGAAAGGCGAGAGGGCGCGGCTTCTCTGCGATTCTGTTTATTGTCAAATCCACGCCCTCATAGGAGTTAATCATGTATGAACCATTGTTAGAACCCAAAGTTGTAAAGGTTGAACTCATGCCTGAGAGTGATGTTATTCAAGGTATGCAGACCTATGAAGTTACCTACGAAGACGGCGAGGTTCGTGGCTTTCTTGCGAACTCATGCGAACAAGCCATTGATTTTGCGTATCGCTTTTACTTTATCTAAGGAGTAATCATGTTATCAAACCAAAACTGTTATCTGTTATCACAAGTTGTTGTCAAGAAACCTAAGACCAAAAAGGTTCAGCCTGTGCGACCTGTTGTAAAAACACAGCCCATGACCATGCAAGAAGCGTTTCTCAAAATCAACGCCCTTGACTACATCAAAAACAAGTTTTAACTAACCAACAAACGAAAGGAATTACCATGAAATTCAACCCAAACAAACACAGCGGTGGCGGTGTTGTATTCATTGATGTCTTTACCAAGAAACCTGTAACGGATTCGTGGTGTAAAGAGTATGAGTCTGCCAAGAAGTTTTGGATACGCCACTATCACAAAGACCCTAACATAGCCATGCGCCCTGTCGCTGATGTTAACTTCTTCTTCATGCGTCATGGTATCTTCTGACCTGTTTGGGACACTTGTCCCAAACATATTGTGGAGAACGGGGTTTTGGGGGCATCTGACAAACGTCCACCTTTTAACCCATAGCGGACACCATGTTGCCGCCCCCAACCCGTTGTGCGTTAAGGCTCCGTCCAACTTTCGGTATACTAGTATATATAAATATATATTCTTATCTCTCTAATAATAAGTAAGAAAAAAATGGACGGAGTTGCTTCACTTAATTTTTTTCCTTTGATAATTTTTTATTTTTGATAGACGTGTATACACAATTTGTATCAAACCCAATTACAATAAAGCCTACACGGCGGCTATCCATACGTCCACCTTGGGTTAAACAGTGGACATTTCATAATTTAGGGTGACGGAAATGCACGAACAGCACGACAAACAACAGAATAAAACCTGCACAATGTGTGGCGAAACAAAACCACGCAACGAATTCAAGCGACGCTTAACTAAGCGACAATCAGCCGCACTACTACGCAGACCCTCAATCTCAACCGCACTCACCGTCATCTCTACTCGTTGTAAAACCTGTTGGGCGCAAACCAAAAGCCGAAAGCCACTCACCATCAAACAAATCAAGAGCAAGAAAGCGAGTGGTGATTTAAGGGGTGTGGTAGCAGACATACTACTCACGCAACGCAAACAAAACGCCAACGCAATCAAGAGCAGAGTCATGAAAGAGTATTGGGAAAAGCAAAGAACCGCACCTATCAAACAACTAGAACAAAACTTACGGCAACAAGTTGCCAAATACAAGAACAGATACCACGCAACAAAATCAAAAGACCCACATCACGCCCTGCTAGCGCAACATAAAAACAACTACGAGATGGCAAGGCGGGTAAGAGATGAGTTGTTGGCGAGAGCAAAGGCAGGTGAAGTGTTTGATGTTGATGTTTTGATTGATGTTTATTTTAAGAAAGGAGTAAGTGATGTTTGATTGGACTGAGAAGTATGGTTGGGTATTGATTTGTTTTACTTTTATTTTCATGGCGTGTCAGTTGATACGCTTCTTTATAGGGGGGTGATATGACTGAGTTTTTTAAGCAGTGCTTTAGGTGTGGCAAACGAGGGGTTAGTCGTTGCCATGCTTGTTCGAAAGCGGAGAGAATTCTCTCCAACAAGTAGCACAAACCACTTTACAAACAAACGAAGAAAGGTAGGTTAGCAGTATGCAGACAATCCTAGAAGTATGGCGTGACTACAACGCACGCCGCCTTGACCGCCCAACAATGTGGTCAAGAGATGAGGTGCGCCAAGTTACACGCGACACCATGATTCGCAACATCAACAAAAGCAACGCAGCCCCATCAAATCAACGCCGACCCGCAAATTGGTATGGCGAGAATGGTCGCAACATTCGGCGTGAGTTTGGTAGGGGTTTCGCTTCGGCTATTCAAGACAAGGACTACGAGGAGTGCATTGACTTGCTTGAAGCCACTGCGTTTTGGGCAATCAAAGAATACTCCACAACAGATTGGGTAGACTTAATCAGAACCAAATGCGACACAGACTATATCCACTCCTGTGATGATTGCGGACACATTGACCACGCAGATAGGGGTTCGTGGGCATACGACGATAACTGGATATGCGACTCCTGCATTGAGGACAACTATCGGTGGTCAGACAACCGCGAAACCTACATCACAGTCGATGACTGGCATGAGGAGAATGACGAGCAAGAGGAAGACGAGGATAGGGAAGACTACATCATCGGCGACTACCACGATAGCAAGAGTGTGGTCGGGCATATCCCATCTAGTTACGACGAGCGTAAGCCTAGGATTTTATTGGGTATGGAGTTAGAGGTCGAGGTCAACGACGAATACAGTCGCACTGACAAGGCGCAAGAACTCTACGACTCAATCAAATACACCACCGCCAAAGACGGCATCACCCATCAATACTGTTTCATCGAGCATGACGGCTCACTCAATCGTGGCTTTGAGATAGTTACGGGGTATACGGGTCTTGATGTTCACGCCAAGCAACTCGAGTTCTTCAAGAAACCATGGCGGGGTGTGCGTAGCCATGACACTCGGACTTGTGGGCTTCATGTGCATATCGACAAGCGTGGGGTCAGCCTGTTTCATGCGTGCAAGATGGTGTTCTTCATCAACGACAGCAATAATCAGAAGCTAATCAAGGACATAGCGCGTCGGGCTAACGCAGACTACGCACAGATTAAGAACAAGAAGGCGTCGTATCAATGGCTCAAACAAGCCAAGAAAAGCCACAACCCACTTAACTGCCTCAACGAAGAACGGCGTGAGGCGTTGAACTTTCAGAACGAGGACACCATCGAGTTCCGCTTGTTCAAGGGCACGCTACGCTACGAAACCATCATGGCTTGTCTTGAGTTCACCTATGCCACATGGTTCTTCACACGGGACACAGGGGTCAACGAGTTGACCACACCCAACTTCATCAACTTCATATGCCAACCCCAAAACAGGGACTCAACCAAGTTCCTGCGTGCATACCTCAAGGAGAAGAACTACTCGCTACCCAAACTAGCCTTGGTCAAACCCAACCCCCGCTTTGATGACTACAAACCACAGCCACCCGAGTCACTCGCCGCGTAACAACCACAAACTAAATCAAACGAAAGGAAAAGCATATGTGTTTATTAGTTACCCAATCCGCAACTTCTCCACAACTTACTGCCAAATGGCTGACTGACTTTCATGAGTCCAACGCTGATGGTGTCGGTGTCATGTATGTAGAGAACGGCGAGTTAATCGTAGAGAAACTGCTACCCAAGAACCCCTCCGACTTAATAACTTTCTATCACGCCCACATCGAGGGGCGCGACTGTGCGTTTCACCTACGCATGAAGACCCATGGGCATATCGACATGGAGAACTGCCACCCATACGAGGTGCTGAATAAGCAAGAGCATGGCATTGACCTATGGCTGATGCACAACGGCGTGTTGCATACCGACAACAAGGCAGACATTACTAAGTCCGATACATGGCATTACATTCGTGACTACCTACGCCCCATGCTTAACAACAACCCTGACTTTGCCTTTCACCCCGCCTTTGCTGAGTTGATTGGTGAGCATATCGGCACAGGCAACAAGTTCGTGCTGATGGACAACCTAGGTAGGCAGGTGATTATCAATGAAGAACAGGGTGTGTATTGGGGTGGGCGTTGGCTGTCCAATACCTACGCTTGGTCTGCCCCTGCGGGTATTTCTAGTTCTGTTGTTGATGATGTGGCGGACATGAAGTTAGCGGTTGAGCAAATCGCCACAGACCCAGTGGTTTACAAATACACAGGGCACTACCCATACGCATCATGGGACTACGACGGCGAGATTTATGGCGGTTACAACTCAACCTACAAATCTGCATACAACGACCTTGACGCACAGGCTGAGGAAGACCTTGAGATTGACGACATCTTGATTGAGTTGGAGTTGGCAGGGTTTGCTCGTGCGGGTGGGCTAAGTCGCAGACAAGCGGGTGAGTTCGTGCGTAAGTTTGGTGTTGACGCGTTTTACGAGGTGTCTTACATGGTGATGGACGAAGCCATTGATGAGGATTGGTATGTGCGCATCATGTCTGATTTTGCAACGGCACGCGAGTGCTTCCCATGGTTGGAGAAAGAGAGTAAGCAAGTATGGAATTGATACTGATTGATGTTGGTAGTTGGCTGATAGCGATTGGTCTGACGCTTGGCTTCATTGTGTTTGGGGCATGGGCTATCTCTGTTTTGATTGATGTCTTTTTGGGAGAAAGAAAATGAGTGACTTAGTTTTATTGATAGCAATTACATGGGCGTGCCTGATGACGGGCATAGCCCTGCATTTCCACAACGCGTATCACAAATCAATGCAAGGCGGTGCGCGTCTGTTGCAGATGCTAATAGGTCTAGGCACAGGCTCAGCCAAGATTGAGAAGAAAGCCGATGGCTCAGTTGTATTTGAAGATGATGAACACAAAATCGTGATGATGAAAGGAGAACAAGCATGAACCCAGCAATAAATGAAATGCCAGTAACACAAGAAGAAGACGAGGCGATGGACGCCTTGTGTCGGTTGGCAACAGGCAGACCCATGTTGGAGATAAACCCAACGACACAAGACATACTCAACAACATAGCCATACCACAACCCACGCCCGACATTGGCACAATCATCAACACTATCTGTGCACAACTACAACTCTTGACTACGGTCATCAAGCAAAACCAAGGGAATTCCCTGAACGCGGAAGACCAATCCCTGCAAGAGTGCGTGAACCTCACGCTACAACAAGCGGGGTGGTTCAAAGAGATGGTCAAAGAAGTTATTGATGATGTGGATATGGAATATGAAATTGAAAGTGCCGTTGAGTCTTACTTTAGCAACTCGTTCAGCCTTGATGACCATGTAGATATTACCGCAGAGGTTGAGAACAGAATCGAGGAGATTGTTGAAGAGCAACTAGCAGACATAGTTTCAGATAAGTTGCGCAACTTGCGTATTACATTTGACTAAGGAGGGCGTATGCCAAGCACGTGTAGGTTTATGGATTTATACAAAGGCGACAACGAGTGGCTCGCAGGAGAAAAACCAACTGACCCGCAAGAGTTAGGCGAGTGGCACATTGCGTGGGCTAAGTTGCGAAAAGACTGCGAGCATCAAATACTTTTTGTTGAAGAGATGTATAACAACCAAGAGTATGGCGACAAACCCGAATGGGTTGACGTGACGCTAAAAGATGAGGGCGTGCTTTTATTCAAAATGGCACGCGGTGTTGTCAAATCAATCGACGCAAACTCAATTACATACAGCAATGAAAAATATTTTCACGCCACTGCAAGTGATGAATTTAGGATTGGCTTTTCAAAACTTAGCATAAGCGAACATGGTGCATTTGTAACGCTGTATGAAAGCGATAGCGCTGAAGAAATAGAAGTAAACATCACCGAGTTTTTTAACCAAACGATAGGAGAGTAATGATGGTAATGACATACCAACAAGTAGTAGAGAAGTTCAACGACATCAAGAAGCCACCACGCAGTAAGAAATACAACGAGTTTCAACGCCCACTACGCAGGGTCTCAGAGAACTGGCTGATGTTGCAGAAAGACCCACACAGTTACGTATTCAAACTGTGCAACACAGAGGCGGTGCGGTATCTCGAGCCTGAGTGCAACGACAAGTTCCAAGTGGCGTTGCGTGGCATGACAAGCACCTACGACGAGCAACAGATGTGGCGCTATACACGCTTTCATAGTCACAACAAGTTGGCAACAATACATGGCACACACGTTATAGTTCCACTCAACCCCGCATATACGCAACAGGGCAAGGACTTTAGTGCGGTGCTGACATTCACCAACGCAGGGCTACTGATACCCGAAGAGTCATGGCACGCAGACATTTACTGCTTGCGTTCTACTGACGAGGACAAGGCGCGGCGCAAGAAACTCAAGGTTGACCTCGAGGCATACATCACGCTTCAGCAGTTCAAATTACAAAGCCTCAAGGAAGAAGCCAAGATTACATACAGGCTCGGTCGTCCGTTTGCATCGTCGGCGCTGTCGCATGGTGCTCGTGCCAAGATGTTCACATTCCTCAACGAAGACCCGCTACCACTCGACTTGCCTGAGTTCGCCATGATGTTTGACGAGGTGGCTCGTGATTGCTTCAACGTGTTGGCAAGTAAGCGGGTATACAACGTCAATCAACGGCTCTTGTATGGTGGTGGTTGGAACAGTAACCCAAGCGACGAGGCGGACAAGCGTGAGCAAGCCGAGGACATAGCCCACGAACTGACGCCCGAGGAGTTCAAAGAAAGTCTCACCAACAAGTTGCTGACATTGGCAAATATCAACAAAGGCAGTAACTACGTGCCGATTGGACAGTTTCCCAACGCGTTGCCGAGAACTTATTACTTAGTTGATAAGGGTAATTCCCAAGGAAAGGGGGTGTAAAGTCGTAGCAGTTTCTATAAATTAGTATGTTATACTTTCTAAAAAGCAGTAGTAAATTAAACCAAACGAAGAGGAATATATGCAATTACTAAACTTCAAGCAAGTAAAGCAAGCCGTTAAAGCAGTTGGTCACAAGCGCACCATCATCATTCAAGGTGAGAATGGTGTCGGCAAGACTGGTGTATACCACGCACTCGAGCAAGACCCCGACTTCGCAAACCATGTGGGTGTCAAGCTTGACTGCACGCAGATGTCAGATGGTTCTGTGTGGATGCCCGACATTGACAGAGATGCAGGGGTCAGTAGGGAACTACCAAATGAAAGATTTGGGGTGAGCAAACTCAATCAGAAAGGTGTCAATGGTGCGCGCCCATCTCTCGTGTTTCTTGACGAGATTGCCAAGGCAAAGCAATACATCAAAGACGTTCTTGCGCCGATTGTTTATGAGCGACGTGTTGGTAACTACGAGATGGCTGAGGGTAGCGTTGTGTTCTGCGCAACTAACTTGGCAGTTGAGGGCTTGGGCGATTCTATCCAAGCGCACTTACGCAACAGGCTAGTGTTCCTCACCATGCGCAAACCAACCCAACCCGAGTGGCGTGAGTGGGCTATTGATGCGGGTATCAACCCCATCGTGATTGCTTGCACCGACGAGAACCCACATTGGTTCGACTCGTTCCTTGACTACGAGGTAGGTGGCAAGTATGCAGGCAAAGACCAAGCACGTGAGAACGACCTCATCTTCAACCCACGCTTGTCGCAACAGGCATACATCACACCACGCTCGTTGCACTCAGCTAGCGACATCGTCACAGAGAAAGATGGCTACGACACCGACACATTGCAAGCGCTACTCACAGGCACTATCGGTCGTGCCGGTGCTGAGATTATGGGTGCGTTCATTCGGTTCGGTGAGGATACCCCTGCGTTTAGCAAGATCGTTTCCTCTCCAAGCACTTGCTCTATCCCAAGCAATCCTGTGGCGCAGATTATCACCGTCTTGAAATGCGTTACACAAACAAGCACGAGGGAAGAAGCCGAGGCTTGCACCGAGTATGTCATGCGCAACCGCAGAGAACTGCAGTCAATGTTCTGCAACAACATCGCCAACTCAACACGTGCGTCGTTGTTTGTAACAGTCAAGCCGTTCCAACAGTTGATGCAAGACAACCGCATTTATTTCGCAACTAAGTAAGGAAAGAACATGAGTAAAACATGGGAAAAATTAGATGCACACAACCGCATTATTGCGGTGCACGTAGACATCAGCAACAACGCAGACTTCGCAGGGTTGTCGGGTGTCGTTTACGTGGGCGACATCAAGTTCGTTACAGAGTGCCCGACTGCAGGCACAGATGGGCGTGATGTTATTTACAACGAGCAGTTCGTCATGGGCTTGACACGCAAGCAGTTGCGCTTTGTTGTGTTGCATGAGGCTATGCACAAGGCTTTACAACATTGCACCAACTACCAAGCCATCAGCGAGAAGTATCCCTTGCTTACCAACATGGCGATGGATTACGTAGTCAACGCTACGCTGTTTGAGATTGACCCCAACTTCCAATTCATTGAACGCACCACCGAGCCTGTGCCTTTGTTCGACCCCAAGTATCAGGGGTGGTCGTTCATTGAGGTGTTGCAGGATTTATTAAAGAATGTGAAAGTAGTTGAAGTAGGCGGTGTTCAGTATGTTGAGGGCGATGGTCAGGGTCAGCCACTCGACACGCATACCTTTGGCAAGCTACCCAAGGATAGCAAGGAAGCCAACGAGAACGGCAGACAGATTGACGACGCACTACGCCAAGGCAAGGTTCTCGCCAACAAGTTGGCAGGTAAGAGGTCAGCCAACAATCCGTTGGACAAGGCAACACAGAAACGTGACACCAACTGGCGTGAGCATATGCGTGAGTGGATTACTGCCCTGTGTGAAGGCGACGACTATTCTCGCTTTGCCCCACCCAACAAACGTTTGCTACCACAGGGTATCGTCATGCCTTCGCATTTCTCAGAGGCAACAGGCGAGTTGATTGTGGCAACCGATACGTCAGGTTCTATGTATGACATCTTGCCTACTGTATTCGGTGAGATTGCTCGTATCTGCGACAACGTCAGACCCGATGCAGTTCGTGTCATTTGGTGGGACTCAGCAGTATGCGGTGAGCAAGTGTTCAAGCCACATGAATACGAGAAGATTGCAGGCTTGCTCAAGCCTAACGGTGGTGGTGGCACTTCACCTGAGTGTGTTGTGCAATACATTACCGAGAAGAAGTATCAGCCCAAGGGTATCGTTTGGTTAACAGACGGCTACCTCGACGGCTCTAACTCAGAGACAGGCATGCCTGCGCTTTGGGGTGTGGTTGACAACGACCACTTCACGCCCCCCGAGGGCAAAGTAGTTCGCATTTATTCGCAGTAACTTTCTAACCAAACGAGGAACTTATGAAACAGATCAGAACTTCTGTATTACATGAAAAAGCATTAACCAACGCAATCAAACTACTCAACGCTATTGGTGCGCAGTATGCAATCAAAGACGTAGAGGGTAATCTGCATGGCGACTTGACCGCAGTAAGCAAGAAGAGGAAAGCGCCATCAAAGTATCCGTATGGTTCAATTTCCACATACATCAGACCATACGTTGAGGCGTGCGGGGTAAATCAAACGGTAACTATTCCGATCGGGCAGTTTGATGTTGACCACATCTATGGGTCTGCATCATCTATGGCTACTAAGCTGTGGGGTAATGGCTGTCACAAAGTTGGCACGACGACCGACAAGAAAGCCGTTGTTCTTACCCGCACAGAGAAGCTTGACGACCTTGACGATTTGTTCTCACAACTAGGGATTAAATAATGACACGATACAACATCGACACATGTGCGTTGCTTGTTGAACTAAGTGTTTCACAATGGACTGCTAGGAAACTAGACAAGTCCACGACTGAGGAACTTGTGAAAGACAAGAACGCACAAGACAAAGGCGCGGCACGTGTAAACAAACACCTGCTCGCAGGGCGTAGTGAACTAGAAGTTATTAACCAATACGTTACAGAGACTCGTGGCTTTGTGTATGACAACACGTTGCCATGGAGTGACTCGGGTATACGCTTGTTGCCAAGCGCTAAGTTCATGGAGTTTAATGACCAGTTACGAGAACGAGAAGATAAGTTTTACGGACTGGTTCAAGAGTTCGTTACTGTTTACCCATCACTTATTACTGCACAAGCCATGGCTCTTGGAGATATGTTCAACAGAACAGACTACCCGTCTGCGGACGACATCGCACACCGCTTTAGTTTCAACGTCAACTACATGCCCGTCCCTGCATCTGGTGACTTTAGGGTTGACGTGGGCAACGAGGCGCAGAAAGAACTGCAAGAGAAGCTAGCCAAGCTTGCCGACCAACGTGTCGAGTCAGCTATCAACGGCTTCAAGCAACGGCTTCTCGAGCATCTCAAGCGTATGTCGGACAGGCTAGGTGTTGACGTCATCGCAGGCGAAGCTAGACCACGCAAGTTCCACGAGACGTTGCTAGAAAATGCCCATGAGTTGTGTGAGTTGGCTGAGTCTCTCAACATCATCAACGACCCGCAGATCGAAGAAGCACGCAAGGCGCTGAAGAAAGCTATCAACGGCGTTGACATCAAGGACTTACGCAAGGACATGGGTGCACGCACCGAGGTCAAGTCTCAGGTTGATGATATTCTCAACAAGTTTTCTTTTTAAGGAGGTAATGTGAACGCATTTAAGACGCAAGCTATTCGTGCCAAGCACAAGGTGACTATGCCCGAGGAGTATGTATTGGGTATGGTCAGAGCGCTTGAGCCGATTAGCACAACGCGTATTCTTAATCTTGCTGAGAAACAAGATGTCATGTCGCCTGCGACTACGCACAAGTATCTCAAGCAGATTGAACGCAAGAAACTTATACACAAAGTCAAGTCCGAAGACCAACGCATGCACGAGTTTGAAACGACAGGCAGAGGTCTTAGCTTTCTCGAGGAGTTACGTCATGCCTATAGATGAAGCCGAAGTATTGAAGCTGATGCGTGAGAACGCGGCGCTATGCAACCTTGAAGCTGAGGTTATCTTGGCTCTCAAAGCTAACGCAGTTGGCGATGAACAGATGTTGCAGAATCAAATCCAACAGATCATGCTATGCCTACAACGTATTGATGATGTGCGCAGACGTTACGGCAAGGAGGATGCATGACCCCCGAGGCTAAAGTAAAGAAGAGGGTAGTCAATGTTCTTAAAGAAAACGGCGCTTACTATTTTTTCCCTGCTACTGGTGGCTATGGGCGTAGTGGGGTTCCTGATATTGTTGGTTGTTATCGGGGTGTGTTCTTTGGTATTGAGTGTAAAGCAGGCAGTAACAAGCCTACTGCACTACAAGAAGCCGAGATGCGCAAGATACGTGAAGCGAATGGAATAACACTCGTTGTCAACGAGGACAACATTGACGACGTAAAGATTATGTTAAGGGATATATCATGAATAAAGAAGAAGCATACAAGATTGTGCAAGACGCGCTACATCAATGCACCGTCAAAGAAGCGCAGCACTGCGCGGTTGTTGTAATAGTCAACGAAAAAACTAGCACAGTCAAAGTCTATGGGTTGAACATCGACGAGATGGAAGTGCCGTCGCTTTTACTAGAAGCCGCTCAACAAGTGGCTGAGGGTTTTGATACAGAAGGGAGAACGCTGCAATGAAAACACCATACAACAACGGTAAGGTAAGTATCGGCTCAACATGGTACTTAAATAAAATAATAAACCCGCCATACGTAGAGTATGACGACAACATGCTAGAACTACAAAGCTACTTGATTCAAGACCCACGCGTGTTAAACAAAGAGTATTGGGCAAAGCGTATATACGTTGCTGTGCTCTTGTTCATTTGCACCATCATCTTAATGGCACACTAACCATGTACTTAATATACGACGAGGACAAAGAACTAATGCGCACAGTTGCTAGGCAAGAAGAAGCTAGGCAAATAGTTGAACAACGTGAGGGCTGGACATTCAAGTGTGTGCGCATGCCTGTAGCCAAGCCCGATTTATCTCAACTAGGGGAGGCACCATTTTGATTACGACCATAGTTAACTTACTAATACTTTTCGTGGCTACGTTTGCCATGGTAATTTTTATGCTTGTGTTTGGTTTCTTCGTGTTCATTATGATTGCCTGTACTTATATTGGGTGGAACGAGATCAAAGACAAATCAATTAGCAGTATTTGGAAACGAATTCAAAAGGAGCAGTAAATGTTAGAAAATGTAGAAGCAACAGAACCAAAGAAACCCGCCATATTATTTGTAGCTACACCAATGTATGGTGGTATGTGTGTAGGTGGATACACCATGGGTATCTTGAACTGCACTCAAGTGTTTATGCAGAACAACGTCAAGATGTACTACTCGTATATGATGAATGAGTCGTTGATTACCCGCGCGCGTAACGGATTAGCTTACGACTTCCTATCAACACCCGACGCAACCCACCTAATGTTTATTGATGCGGACATAAGCTTTAACCCCGCCGACATCGTGCGCATGATTAACGCCGACAAAGACATCATCTGTGGTCTGTATCCCAAGAAAGAAATCAACTGGCAGTTAGTATCGGATGCGGTCAAGCGGGGTGTGGACTACAAAGACTTGCCAAACTACACAGGGTCGTTTGTAGTTAACCTAGTGGGCGGTGCAATGGAGACCACAGGCAACATCAATGAGCCGATGGAGATCGACAACGGCGGCACAGGATTTATGTTGATTAAACGGGGGGTATTTGAGGCACTCAAAGACAAGGTGCCAACCTATACCAACGACATGATTCTTATTATTGACAAAAACCCACAGAAGAAAATCATCCATGAATATTTTGCAACTAGTATCGACGAGACATCCAACCGTTTGCTTTCTGAGGATTATCACTTCTGCAAACTGGCTAGACAGAATGGCTTTAAGGTATATGCGGCGCCTTGGGCTCAACTAACCCATAGCGGTACGTACAACTTCAGCGGCACACTGCCAAGGGGGTGAGATGAAAAAAGTAACAAGAAAAGAATTAGTAGACAACGTACTTAGCCCTGCATTTAAAAACGAAAATTTTGAAGATGTGTTGGGAGAAATAATTATTCGTTTACGTGCGGATTATCCAGAGGTTGCAAAAGGGCTTATGGATGCGGCTAAAGAAACACACAGAAAGCTAAAAGATGCTACCTAACTGCGAACTACTTAAAGTCGACGGCACACAGTTTCTCATCTTTAAAGGGCAAGACCTGATCTCAAACTATTTGAGAAAAGACCTGTACGAGAACGACATACATCAGATATGCCTCAAGCTTTTGGTTAATGACGAGGTGGGTACAGTGCTAGACATCGGCGCTAACCTTGGATCGTTTTGCCTACCGCTTGCTAGGAAAATATCAAAGCACACATATCACGCGTTTGAACCGCAACGTATTGTGTACTACCAACTTTGTGGCAACGCGTTCATAAATGGCTTGGACAATGTGCACTGCCATAACTTTGGGCTATCTAACAAGCGTGATCGCTTTGAGATTGAGATGCCTGACTATGCAAAGGAAACCAACATCGGGGCGTTTAGCATTGACGAAGATACACGTGCCAACGACTACGAGTGTGCGACTGTGGGCAAAGTTGAACCCATGGTTGTATTCCCGCTAGACGACGGGCAACACAAGAACGTGCGCTTGATAAAAATTGACGTTGAGGGTCACGAACTTGAGGTTATCAAAGGTGCGGTAAAAACTCTCAAACAAAACAACTACCCACCGATTATCTTTGAGGCATGGACATGGAAGCCTTGGTATCAAGAGAAGCGCAAAGATTTGTTTGAATATCTGCAAGGTATGGGATACGAGATCAAAGCAATGGGTCAGAATAATTTAGCCGTAAGGAAAAAATGAGCGCACCATTTGAACGCATGCTCGTGATTGATTTTGAAACACGTTGGGATAGTAAGTCCTACACGCTATCAAAGCTGACCACCGAGCAGTACGTACGCCACTCGCAGTTCAAAGCGTTTGGTCTAGCGTATAAAGATTTGGCAGATGAAGAGCCTCCTGTATGGGTGTCGCACGATGACATTCCTGCATGGGTCGAGTCGATTGATTGGGATACTACGGCAGTGGTGGCACACAACGCACAGTTCGACGTAGCTATTCTCTCTTGGGTGTATGGCGCTAAGCCATGCTTTGTCTTTGACACGCTGTCTATGGCTCGTGCGCTGTTTGGTGTAGAAGGCGGCAACAGTTTGGCTAAGCTTGCTGAGCGGTATAAGCTACCGCCCAAGGGCGAGGCAATCAACAGTAGCAACGGCTTGGCGGATTTGTCGTATGAAGTAGAGCAAGAACTTGCAGAGTATTGCAAGCACGACGTAACGCTTTGCCAACAGATATTGGAGAAGTTAGCCATGGAAGTAGAGGGCGGCTACCCAGTTAAAGAGTTAAAGCTCATTGACATGACGCTCAAAATGTTTATTAACCCTGTGCTTGAACTTGATAAGGAGATGCTAAGTGAGGCTATCGAGGAAGAGAAAGAAAAGCGTGAAGCTTTGCTTGAAAAAATTGGGGTGGAAGAGAAAGCGCTTGCAAGCAACGACCAGTTTGCAGATGTATTGCTTGGGCTTGGAGTTACGCCACCGAAGAAAGTTAGCAAGACGACAGGTAAAGAAGCGTATGCGTTTGCCAAGAACGACGCTCTATTCCAAGCGTTACTCAACTCCGATAATGAAGATGTATCGCTCATCTGTGAGGCGCGTCTTAAAGTTAAAAGCACGCTTGAGCGCACAAGAGCGCAACGCTTTGTGGACATTGCGGGACGAGGTACGCTCCCTGTTCCGCTCCATTACTACGGCGCTCACACCGGTCGTTGGTCTGCGTCCAAGGGTTCGGGGCTTAATCTACAGAACCTCAAGCGGGGGTCTTTCTTACGCAAAAGTATCTGTGCGCCGGAGGGTTACACCCTCGTTGTATGCGACCTTTCGCAAATTGAACCAAGGGTTCTTGCGTACCTCGCGGACTACCAACCCCTACTGGAAATCTTTGCATCGGGACAAGACGCATATGCGGCGTTTGGTGCGCAGATGTTCGGTATCCCTGGACTTAACAAGAAAGACCACGCAGACCTCAGACAGTCAGCCAAGTCCGCTCTACTCGGATGTGGGTATGGCATGGGTTGGGCTTCATTCTCTGCACAGTTACTTACAGGCTTTCTAGGCGCACCACCCACACGCTACGACAAAGCGTTTGCCAAGCAGTTGGGGGTAACTTCACAAGACATCGCTGACTTCCTTGGTTGGGAGAAAAACCTTGAGATGATGGCGGGTATACCACGCACTTGCACAGATGATGAGTTGTTGGTGCACTGCGTGTCTGCTAAAAAGATTATCGACATCTACCGAAGCAGAGCAAGAGAAGTTGTTAGCTTTTGGGATTTGTGTGGTGGGCTAATTAAGCACAGCTTAGCTGACGGAAAAGAATACACGCACAAGTGCTTGACATTTTCTAAAGAAAGCATAAGATTACCAAGTGGGTTGTCTTTACGATACCCTGACTTAACTGGTTCGGCTGATGAAAAAGGTCGTGTTCAGTGGCATTATGGCGTCGATAAAAAGAAGCTATACGGCGGTAAGGTAGTAGAAAACGTGGTGCAAGCAGTTGCACGTTGCGTCATGACAGACGGCATGCTCAGGATACAAAAGAGGTATTCCTGCGTATTAACCGTTCACGATGAGGTTGTAGTGTTAGTTCCCGAGGACGAAGCCAAAGAAGCAGAGGCTTGGGTTTTAGAGCAGATGGTGGCAGACCCACCATATATGAAAGGAATCCCGCTTGATGCGGAAACAGGCTGTAACAAACGATATGGAGAAGCAAAATGATGCCAATACCCAAAGAAGTAACGGTCGGTAAGACCAAAATCAAGATCAATCAACCAACGTCGCTTATGGTACGCGGTAAACCATGCAGAGGTTGTTTTTGTCGCTCAGACAACAGCATTGATGTAGCAAGAAAAGATATACAAGGCAACTTCTTCAGTAGAGAAGAGCGCAGAGAAACGTTTTGGCATGAGATTACTCACGCCATACTGCACGACATGAAGAACAAACTAAGCTACGACGAGAAGTTTGTAACCGCCTTCTCTCAGCGTTTAGACCAAATCGTCAAGACTGCGAGGTTCTGATGAAAATTAAATGGTCGCACTCAGGGCTTAAAGACTTCGAGGGTTGTGCAAGACGTTACCACGAAGTTAAGGTTCTTAAGAACTACCCGTTCACAGACACTACGCACACTATCTACGGCAAGCAAGTGCATGAAGCGGCTGAACTATACGTACGTGATAGCGTACCATTACCCCCTGAGTTTGACTATATGCAACCCACCCTAGACGCACTGCTTAAGAAGACAGGGCGCAAACTGACCGAGCACGAGATGGGGCTTAAGGAGGATTTGTCGCCTTGCAGTTTTAACGATGCAGGTGTGTGGGTGCGTGGCATAGCTGACTTGCTAATCATTGACGACGATGGGCTCAAAGCTAGAGTGGTGGACTACAAGACAGGCAACGACAAATACCCTGACCGCGACCAGTTAACCCTGATGTCTTTGATGGTGTTTGCCCACTTCCCCCACATCCGTCAAGTGAACTCGGCTCTGCTATTCGTTGTAAAGAACTCGATGGTCACACAAGTGATGACCGTAGAAGAGAAAGACGAGCATTGGTGGCGCTATCGGGAGAGGGTAGCCAAGCTTGCTGCTTCGTACGACAATAATGTTTGGAACCCTACGCAAACGCCTTTATGCGGTTGGTGTCCTGTCAAGACATGTGAATTTAACCCCAAGCACTAGGAGAACAAAATGGCAACAAAACGCAACTACGCACAAGAATACGCAAACTACGACGGCACCGAAAAGGTAAAGAAGAAGCGCGCGCAACGCAACAAAGCAAGACGTATGCTTGAGCGTGAAGGTGTGGTACACAAAGGCGACGGCAAAGACGTTGACCATAAGAAACCGCTAAGCAAGGGTGGCACAACAGTTCGCTCTAATTTAAAAGCCGTACCCGCATCAGCAAACCGCTCATACAAGCGCACGTCAAAGGGGGCAATCAAATAATGGGCATATCAGACGAAGACTATGCAAAGGCTCTTAATGAACACTACCAACAACAAGCACAAGCAATAATAAGGGAACAAGAGAAACAACGAATGATGGGGGCACACACAACCACAGGAGCACTGCATTACCCAGCACAACAAGCAACCATAGGTATTAAACCGTTGCGAGAACAAGACCTAAAGCATGACGCTATGCAAGCGCCGTTAAGTTCGTTGGCTGATATGTGGACAATGCGTTGGGATAACCAGTGGGTCAACGAAACTGAGTTTATGGACGATGACTTTTGGAGGCTTGCATTAATTCGCTTGCTTGGCGCTAACAAATTAGAAAAACATAACTTAGTAAACCAGTATCACGCGGTTTACAGAATCATCACTTAACATGCAGATCATAGAAAACAAAGCGTTGTTATTTAAGACACGCAATCCTGAGAAATACAGCATCATCCCCCGCCACAAGATTGTTAGCGAGAGCAACGGCACATACGAAGTAGCGGTGCACTGGGGGTTAGATGAAGTGCGCGTGCTTCGCAACCTAGGTGTGAAGAACCCCCCATCGCCCATCACCGCCAAGTACAACTGGCCCGGACGCTTCAAACCATTTGTTCACCAAGTCGATACATCATCGTTCTTGACAATGAATCGCAGAGCGTTTGTGTTTAACGACCCCGGAACTGGCAAAACGTTCTCAGCATTATGGGCGGCTGACTATCTGATGAATCTTGGGCAGGTGCGTAGGTGTTTGATTCTATGCCCCCTGTCTATCATGCACGACGCATGGATTAGCAGTATAGGCAAGAGCGTCATTCATCGCTCAGTTATCGCGGCTCATCACGTCCAAGCAACACGTCGTATAGAAATGGTGCAAGGTGACTACGAGTTTGTGGTGGTTAACTACGATGGATTGAACCTAATTGCAGAAGAGATTATTAACGATGGTCGCTTTGATTTAGTTATCGTGGACGAAGCAAACGCATACAAGAACGTAAGCACCAAACGTTGGAAGTCGCTCAACAAGATATTAAAGCCTGACACCATGCTTTGGATGATGACTGGCACTCCTGCATCACAGTCGCCTGTCGATGCTTACGGCTTGGCTAAGTTAGTGAATCCTAACGGCGTACCCAAGTTTGCTACTGCATGGCAAGATAAAGTCATGGCTAAAGTCAGCAAGTTCAAGTGGCTACCCAAACCCAATGCGCAACAAGAAGTGTACAACGCGTTGCAACCCGCAATTCGATACACCAAAGAGGAATGTACCGACCTACCGCCTGTGCTTACCGAGACCCGCGAAATACCTTTGACTGCACAACAAGTTAAGTATTACCGCTTGCTCAAAGACAAGATGGTGCTACAAGCCGCAGGCGAAACAATCACAGCAGTAAACGCCGCGGCGGGTGTATCAAAGCTACTTCAAATCTCTGCGGGAGCGGCTTACACAGATGAGAAAGAGGTAGTTGAGTTTGACTGCGCGCCTAGGCTGAACGTGCTACTTGAAGTTCTTGAAGAGACTAGCCGTAAGGTTATTATCTTTGCACCGTTTAGGCACAGCATTGAAACGATTTCTACTTTCTTGCAAAGACACAACGTAGATTGTGAAGTGGTGCATGGCGACGTTGGGGTCAACAAGCGCACAGATATTTTCAAGCGCTTCCAAACTACTGATAAGCCACGCGTTTTAGTAATTCAACCGCAAGCGGCATCACATGGTGTAACATTAACTGCGGCTGATACTGTAATATTCTACGGACCAGTTATGTCTGTAGAGACGTACTTGCAGTGTATTGCACGAGCAGATCGTATTGGGCAAACCAGCACAAACGTAACGGTGATACACTTACAAGGTAGTGAAATAGAAAAACGAATGTTTGCACAACTTGAGAAGCGTGTCGAAGGACATGACCTCTTGTTGAGTCTGTATAGGGAAGAAATTAGTTCTTAGTGAAAACCCTATTTCAGTTGTAACGTCGTCTCTATAGGTGTAAAATATTTTACAAAGGAGCATATAAATGCCAAACGAAGATGAAGTAATACCGCTAGATAAACTAGCGCGTGTGTATCGCAAGATATATACAAAAGTTCAAGAACTGACTCAAGAGTACGAGAGCCAAATCGAAGAGCTTAAAGCCAAACAAGATGAGATCAAGAACGCCATGAAGGATCAAATGATGGCGCTTGGAACTAACTCGGTGCGTACGCCCGAGGGCACAATCATCTTGTCTCAAAAGACTCGCTACTATACAGACGACTGGGATTCATTCAAGACGTTTGTCGTGGAGCATGACGCGTTGGATTTGTTTGAGAAGCGCATAGCGCAGAAGAACATGGCAACGTTCTTGGAAGAGAACCCCGGTGTAGTTCCTGCGGGTTTGAATTCAATGTCTGAGTATGCAGTAACTGTTCGTAAACCAACTAAATGAAGGAAACATCATGGGCGAAATAGCCAAATTTAATCCTGCACAAGTACCCGCCTTTGCTCGCAAAGGTGAATTATCCGATCTTGCCAAAAGCCTTGCAGGTGGCGTAGGCATAAACAGCAAACGCATTTCTATCAAGGGCGGTGTATTCCGCTTGATGGCTGACGGTAAAGAGATTACATCAATCGACGACCGCCACCTTGATGTTGTGATTGTTAATGCAGCACCAAAAATCAGCCGTACATTCTATGCAGGCACATACGAAGAAGGCGTCAACAAAGCGCCTGACTGTTGGTCTGCTGATGGTGAGAAACCTGATGCAAGCGTTGAAGAGCCACAAGCTAGTGACTGCGCATCATGCCCAATGAACGTTAAAGGTTCGGGTCAAGGTGATTCCAAAGCCTGCCGTTTCTCTCAGCGTCTTGCAGTGGTTCTTGCCAACGACATTGGTGGTGATGTAATGCAGTTGACTTTAGCGGCTACATCAATCTTTGGTAAAGAAGAAGGCGACAAGCGCCCACTACAAGCGTACGCACGTTACCTTGCGGCACAGAATGTTAGCCCTGAGATGCTTGTTACACGCTTACGTTTTGATACCAAGGCGGCAGTACCCAAGTTGTTCTTCCAACCAGTGCGTTACTTAGAAGAAGACGAGTATGCAACGGTAATTGAGAAGGGTCAGTCTGTAAGCGCTAAAAACGCAATCACAATGTCTGTATCCAAGCCTGCTGACAAGCCACTACAACTTGAAGGTGCAAAGCCTGCGGCTAAAGCCAAGGTAGCGCAAGTTGAGGTTGAGACTGACGATGTTGACGAGCCTGAGAAACGCAAGCCAGCTACAAAGCCAAACGCTGTTCCGCAGAAAAAAGCCAGTAGCTTAGCCTCTACCGTTGAGGAGTGGGATGATGAATAAGCTGATTCTTGGAGTTGTTTTATCATTAACCGCTCTCTCGGTTTACGCACAATGCAGAACTTCAACAATCATGACGCCTGATGGCAGAATGGTCGTCTGTACAACGTGTTGTGACCAATGGGGTAATTGCAACAGTACTTGTTTTTAAGGACGGGGGCGCAAGCCCCCAAACAAACATGGCTTATTCAGAAGAAATCAAACAAGCAACAAAACAAGCGCCTAAGTCTTTGGGAAACCAACTTGGGCGGTGGGCTATTCATCTAGACTTCCCAGTCATTGAGATAGCCAAATTTACAGGCGCAACAAGGCAAACGGTATACAACTGGTTTAAGGGTAGCGAAGTAACGCCCTCATACAGAAATAGCGTAAGTTCTTTGTTGAACATTTTATCCACAAGTCATTCAGCAGAAGAGGCACTCAGAAAATGCATACGCAAATAAACCCTACGTCACTATCTAAAACCGAATGGCACTTAACTAAACGTATCAAATAACTCAAGGGGTATCACATGGCGTCGCAGGAATTCCTAGCGACTGTGCTACCGTCTTCGGGTCTGTATTGCACCGTTGAAATAAGCACAGCAAAAAGAGAGCACGTGTTTGTCGACACAATCGACGAACTGTATAGTGCTGCCATGGCGTTTGACGCAAAGGGATACAACGCATTTTTCGCGCTTGCATCGTTTAGTGCCAAAGAACGTAAGGCAGAATCGGCAGTAAAAATTAAGTCGCTGTTTTTGGATATTGATTGCGGAGAAGGAAAAGAGTATCCCAACAAAGCTGAGGCAGCTAAGGCATTAGATTCATTTATAACAGAAAGCGGACTTGCTTCGCTAGGCTCTCCTTGGATTGTTTCAAGCGGGGGTGGGCTACATGTCTATTGGCCTTTCACCGAAGAAGTAACCATTGAAGCTTGGAAACCTGTTGCAGAGAACCTCAAACGGCTTTGCAGAAAGCAGGGCTTTAAGATTGATGCCGCAGTTACGGGCGATGCGGCTAGGGTGCTACGGGTGCCTGATACGCACAACTACAAACAAGAGAAGCCACGCAAGGTAACGATCAAGCATAAAGGCGACGTGTTTGATTTTGAGACGCTTTCTACGACCCTGAGAGACCTAATCGGGCAGTCGGCATACGAAACCATAGCGCCTTTGCAAATCCCCGGCAAACGCCCCAAAGCCCCTCCAACAGCCAATAGCGTAAAGCTAATAGAGAACAGCATTACATTCTTTAAAACTATCGGCGATAAGTGCGGGCAGATCAATTATTACCGTGAGAACGCTACCAAAGACGGCATGGAACCCCTGTGGCGTGGCATCCTCAGCATAGCTAAATATTGCGACGATGGAGAAGAGGCAGGCTTGGCAATCTCAGCCATGCACCCTTACGAGATCGACCGCCATATGGAGAAGTGGAACGCTATCAAGGGTCCGTATGGGTGTCTTAAGTTTGACGAAGCTAACCCCGGCATCTGCGAGAAGTGCCCACACTTTAGCAAGATTACCAACCCACTAGCCCTAGGCAGAGAAATTAAGGTTGATAACGCTCCCAAGGAAGTCGTTGTGGAGAAGGCTGAAGATACACCAGAAGCTGAGGCAAAAACCATAACCCGCCCCACACCGCCCAAGAATTTCAGCTACGGCGCTAACGGTGGTGTCTTTATGGACAAGCTACTGGACGACGAGGACGGCAAGAAATCGCGCAAACAAGTCATGCTACTACCTTACGATCTGTTTGCGGTGGACATTCTTAACAACGAGGGCGATCACTTGGTGCATATGATTGCTATGCGCCCCGAAGGAGCTATTGATATATTGCTTCCTCAGAAATCTGTTGTCAGTAAAGATGAAACGGTTAAGGCTTTGGCTAATCAGAACATCATCGCCTCGTATGGTTCAGGTAACGACAAGAATCTGTTTGAGTATGTGCGTGGTTGCGTAGAGTTTGTAAGCGCCAACAAGCGTGCAATCAAGGTGCCCACTAACTGCGGGTGGCAAGAAGACAAGTCGTTTGTATACAACAGCACCGTGTACTATCAAGGCGGCAAGGAAGTGTATGTACCGACCCCTGCTTTGGACAACATCAACAAGGCGACCAAGCCAACCGGCACCGTAGAGAACTGGCGCAAGGTCTTCAACATGCTGATTGCTAAAGAAGAGTGGCAATTGTTAGCCATGGCGCTTGTCGGGCCGGCATCCTTGCTTATGGACTTTACCAAGTTCAACGGTTGCGTTTACCACCTAGGTTCTTCGGAATCCGGCACAGGTAAGTCGTTGACCCTTGAGTTAGCGGCTAGTTTCTTCGGGCACCCTGAGCGCTACCGTGTAACCCAAAGCACATCTATCGTTGCGTCGCAACAACGCCAAGGTTTGCTCAACAGTCTGCCGTTCATTATTGACGAGACCACCAGTAAGAGCCGTGACGACTTCGAGTGGCTACCTGAGTTCCTGCTTGACTTAACGCAGGGTAAAGGCAAAGACCGCATGAAGCAAGGCACCAACGAGGAGCGTATCAATAACTCTACTTGGCAACTGCTTGTGCTTCTCTCATCCAACACCCACGTCATGGACTACCTGTCAGGCGCGCGTAAGCATGCGTCTCAGGGCGAGATGTTCCGTCTGCTTGAGTTAAAGATGAACCGCAAGCTAAGGTGGGCGCCTGATGAAGCCAAAACTTTGGGTCTTCTCAAGGACAACTACGGCGTGGTTGGTCGGGAACTAATCAAGTGGCTTGTGGCTAATCGTGAAACCGCTAGAAAGCTTTACCTTGAGGTGCATGAGCGCGTAAAGGAAGAGTTCCAAGCTAACGACGATGAGCGCTATTGGACTGCGGGTAACGCTTGTATCATCACCATGATTCAGTTACTCGGTAAAAAGCATGCCAACCTGATTGACATACCGATTGGTCCGATTGTTGATGTATTAAAAGGTATGGTAGTAAGCGCCCGTTCCACAATATATGGTAGTCAAAGAAGTGCCGAAGACATTCTTAACGCTTACACCCGTGAGCACTACGGCAAATTTGTGGTTGTCAAAATGGTGGATGGTACGTTAAAAGCTACCCTTGGCGACGATGGTAAGATTGACCAATCTATTACTCGAACTAATGTAGCCGGTCGAGTTGAGCATGGGTTTACGCCGGGGCACGTCAACTACTACATTGAGATTCAACTAATCAAGGCGCACTGCGTAGCTATGAGTTATGGCTACTCGGACTTCAAAGAGCAGCTTGAGAAACTACCAAACTTTAAGGTAGATACATGTAAACCAAACATGCTGTCTAGAACGCGTGGTCCGGAAATGCGTGTCAATGCTTTAAGAATATGTCGCCCAATTACAGAAGACGATGAGGAAAATTAAGGTGCATTACCCTTGGGTTAACACCCCCGTCAAGGGGGCTTTTTTTGTGCCAACGCTAAAGCTAGCAGAGACTAGAGAAGAAGGGCTCAAAGCCGCCATACATAGCGGCATCATTGGCAAAGCCGAGTTTGGTGTACAAAACGGCAAGATCGGGGTGCTATTTAAGAGGGTTTAGACTTATTAAGCGCCTCAGCCATCTTGATTCTAATTGCGCGTAACTGCTTGATTTTCTCAGCTTTCTCGTCAGCGCTCATGCGCTTGTCTTCACGAACCGCTTTTTCAGCGGCAGCTAGCTGACCCATCTCTCTAGTAAACGCACCGGCGGCTTGCTCAATCATCAACTCGTTGCTGTATTTACGTACAAAGGCTTCGATCTCTTCTTTGTTGCCCTTGGCGGCAATCTGCTTTAGCGTATTAGAAGCTTGTTGCGCGCGCTCTGCGGTCTCGTAGGCTGCGTTAATTACCCCGCTTGCATCGTTAGGTTGAAAGAAACCGCCAACAATTGGGTACTGGCTAGGCATTTTGGTGGGTGAAGCCACGTCTGTTGTTGGTGCAAGCACAGGATTTAAGGCGCTAGTAAGCGCAAGCGTTAGGCCACCGCCGTATGCCTTGGCTAAGTAATCAAGCATCACAGGCGATAGCAGTTCTTTATCAAGGCTAGATACCCACTTGGCTAATTCAGTTGTTTGTGGGCGCTCTCTGTAGCCGGGCAGCATTCTTTTCTCTTTTGCGGACTCAATATCTTGACCGGTAAAGAACGAGAAATTAGCAGTTGCTTCGATTGCTGGCTTGATTGCCTGCGGTAAACCAATTGGGTTACTGTTAGAAGCGGCTTGCTTGAAGAACTTAAGTACGTTCTTAGCTTCTTCGTCATTAAACATCATGTTAAATACTGCTTCGGGTAAACCCTTAAACACGTATCCAAATTCAAACGGTGTTGGGACTCTGATCGGTTCGTCAAGGAACGGCACCCTGATAAACCAACTGTTGTACTTAACAAACGGATCAGCATTTTTATATGCCTCGTCGTCTTGCATAGCTGCAGCGTACATCATGGTAAACAACGCCAAGTACGTACCGCGCTTAAACATCTTCATACGCAAATCTTTTTGTCCGCCTAGGTTGCTAGTTCCCTTAAACGACTTGGCAAACATAGTCAAACCTTGAACCTGTGTGTTCATGAACGGTACCAAAGTAGACATCCAATACACGCTTGGCGATAAACCACGCTTATTTACGTTTAGCGACTCTAAAACAGCTAGCTTAGCCCGCATAGGCGTCATGCCTTGTTTTAGGTATGCGTTGTACATAGCTACACGGGTAGCCGCATCACCCTTCATAGCGGCCCGATCTAATTTAGCTAGCAACATTTGCCAACCCGTTTTACCACTGGTAATCTGCAACATGATTCTGCTCATGTCCTCTGGCATACCGGTAAACAGTTGACCGCCCACTAAACCAGCTCGTTGTAGTTCTTTCTCAGTCTGGTTCTTGTTAGCCCACATGCTGCCAAGTTCTTTGGTAGCGTCAATTACAGGCTTAGCATTTGCGCCTGAGTAAAGCCACATTGCCGTAGAGTCTTTAATGATCTGCCGCACAGAATACGCAGGATCTCTAGTAATCATGGTGCGCAGCCAACGGCTTGGCAAACCTAAAATCTTAACTGCCACAGGTATCTGCAGCTTAATACCGTCAAGCCCTTTAATTAACAGGTCAGCAGGTATATCTTCAAAAGGTGTATCTTTGGTATTCAAGCGCCAAGCCGCATCCACACCGTCTATTTTTGCCCTAATAATGTCTGTGCCAGTTAGCTTGGGGCTAACACGTGTGGCAATTTTAGTCTGCCCTGTGCCAATCTTCTCAAGTTGTTGGGCTAATTGACCTGTGGCTAAGTTACGTAAAGCTAAATCAACCAATACAGCTGTATTTTGAAACGCGCTTTCTTCAAAGTTGACCAACATCTCTTTGCCGCCAACCAACTCATCTAGGTAAGGCTGATCTGTTAAACGCCCTACATTTATAACTTGCTCGCCTGAGATAACTAGTTGCGCAATACCGTCACGCACCCTGTAAAAAGGCACGTAATCGTTGTATTTAGTTAATCGAGCACCTTCTTCTTTAGAAATAGCGCCTGTCTGAACTGCAAAATTAATTAAATCTTTGTTGTACTCAGCATAAACTTTAGCCGCTTCTTCAAATATAGGTTTAGCGCCGGCTTGTTCAATATTAGCAACAACGTCTTTTAATTCTTTTTCTGTTATCCGTAAGTCTGAAGCTAGCGTTTTTAACCCAACACGCTTAGCACGTATAGCTACTAAATACAAACCAAACAAATTATTAATGGCCTGCGCATTACCAAGCATTTTTGCTCGTTGCAATATATTGCCAACCTTAATTAAGTTAGCGCCATCTTTTTTACCAAGCACTTCCATTTCACCAGCGGCATTCTTAGTTAGCTGTGGTACGCCATCAGTAGCAGATTGAGCCGTCAAATTTAAACGCTGATCTGTTTGACGTAAGTACATAGTAGTTTGCAAAGCTGACACAGAGTCAATCATGCCTGCGCTCTCGGCTTTTTCTATAATCTTTGTGGCAGGCGCTAAGCGGTCAATAAACTGTGTGTAACCAGGCAAGCCAAGCACGTTTGCAAAAATGCCATCTTTAACTGATTTTTTCTGCGCAAACAGTTTGTTAATAACATCAATCGACTTCTGTTCTACTTCACGGCTGTAACTTGTAGGGGCCAAGAAAGCTGTTTTGCCGTCAGGAGTTCTGTATGCTCCGAGCCTGCCACCCTCATATTGCTTTTTAGCTTCGCGGATTAAATTAAATATTTCCTGCGTTGTTTTGCTAGGCATGTTGTCAAAGCCAGCGCCCGTAAAGAACTTGCGCACGGCGTTAACAATCATCTTAATAAAGTCTTTTAAAGCTGAGCTTGCTTTGCTAGGTAACGGACGTTCTGCGGTGTGTGCTACCATTTCACGAGTAACAAGCATGCGCATTGCTTCTTCAGACATGTTAGTGCCTTTAGCTGCGGCAAAAGCTTCAGTTACATCATCATATACACCTAGTTCAGTAGCTAATTTAAGTACGCCTTCTTCTCCATCGGCAAACACTTTTTTAACAAGCGCCTTCATGCCCGCCGGGCCAAGTAAAGTATCTACTGCGTAGTGTCCAATAAGCTCGTGCTCAATGGTTTCTTGCAGGTCATTTAGGTCCGTGTGCGCGTCACCAATAACTACTACTGTGCCATCAGGCATTACGCCACCACGAACTTTAGTCAAGTCTTTGCCAGCGGCAACCGCATCGTTTATAAATTGTTGCGGTGCATCAGAAATGTTTTTAGCGTATATAAAGTTAACGCCTGTAGCTAACGTTACTTTTTTACTACTTGTTTCTTCAATAGTTTTTTCAGCTTGTTGTGTATTTAAACCAACTGCTTGAAGTGCTTTTTTGTACGCTTGAGCAACAGTTGCACTATATTCAACAGAATCGTCTATATATAAAGCAGAATGTGCTTTGTGCCATTCATTACCTATTTGGCCTCTGTCAGTAGCCATCATGTATTCAATATATTCTTTAAAATCTTCGTAATTTTCTTTTTTAGCGTACTCTACAAAGTTTTCATGAATTATTGATTTGTCTTTGTTGTAAAGTTTTCTTAATGCTTCAAATATTTCGTTGTTAAAAGTTTCATCAAAAACAGATGCTTTATCTACGCCTTTTTCAAATTTGTCTTTGTTGTAAATAGCTTTGTACGTATTTTCAAATAACGTAAGCACCCCACCTGTAACTTTGTCCGCACTATGCTCAAGATCGCCCATAGCATCAGGCCAATGGGTACCGTATTTTTTATAAAAGTTATCACTAAAATCAGAAGTATCGTCAATGCCAAGAGATAAGCCACTCAAAGCATTTTGAACAATCATTTTTCTAAAGTCAGCATTAACATCGGCTAATTTAGGTATTTTTATTGGCAGACTAAACGCGCCTAAAGCAGTGGTTACAGCACGCCTTGTTGGGTCAAACCCTTGCTTTTTAATTAAGTCATTAATAAACGAGTCTGCAACAAACATATCAATGCCGCCCGATTTGCCGGGTTTGTCACGGAACATTGTTCTGTTAATTGTTTCTTTATCGTCAAATTCAGCTTCAACTTGTCCTTGAGAATAAAATTCGTCTAACGCTTTGTTGTATAGCGTTGTTTTGTTAAGAGCAACGTATTTATCAAAAGCTTCACCTTGTAACCCAAGTTCTTTGGCCTTTTTCTTAGCCACAGTTTCAGCAGCACGAGCAAAACTATTGGTTCCTGTACGAAGCGCATGCTTATGTACAGCTTTTTCAGGATTATTACCAATACGTAAAAGATCTTTTTCTGCATTAAGTAAAACTTGTAGTTCTCTAGCTGCTTCACGCGCAGCGTTTGCATTTGTTGTGTTTCCAAGTTTAGCGGCAACTACAGCTTGCGCATTAAAGTCTTTTATAGTGTCTTCTAGCTCTTGCAAAGACATTCTGTTTTCAGATGTGCTTTCTTTGATTTCTTTACGAGCTTTGTAGCTAAGCACAAAATCAACTGCGTTTTCAATAGACTCAAGATTAATATCACGCAAAGCTCTTTCGCCACGGGCATTCAAACGCCCTATCATTTGCTTAATAACTTCTTTCTTCTTTTCTAGCTCATCAATAAGCTCTTTAGGCGCTTTAAGTTTGTTTTGCTCGTAAATTTGATCTTGATATTCGTTTTTCTTAGCATTAAGCGTCTGCGACATGATCATCATAGCTTGCGTTTTATCCGCAGCCTGCTCTGCTTCAGACTTTAATTTGGTTTCGGTTGGGGTAATTGCTAATTTCTGCACAGCAGAAACAGCTAATTTCATTTTGTCTTTTGTTTTTTGTAAATCTTCATAAGCTTTAGTTAACGCTTTTTCTTGTTGCGCACCTAATTTTTTTGGTGTACCGTTTTTACTAACAGCTATTTCAATTGCTGGTGCTTTTTCTTTTGGCCCAAGCTCTTTAATAATAGTTGCAAGATCAACAAAAGGCGTTAGTTCTTTAACTTTTTTAGCGGTTTTAGGTATTACTCCCGTTTCGCTTGCTAGTTTTTGTGCTTCAAGACGCGCAATCTTGTCTTCAAGCAAAGTAATCTGCATTTGATCTGCCGCAAAAGCAGCGCCAGCAGCACGTTGTTTTTGTAACGTTTCTAAAGTTTTAGCGTTAACTTTTGTACTAGATTTAACTGTGTATGTAATTCCGTTGTACACAACACGATACTGTTTAGTTTGGCTTACTATTTGTGCATTAGCTTGCGCGGCCGCTTTAACACGTTCCGCAATAGTTTTATCAAGTAGCGCACGCTCATCTCTAAAATTTTTACCTTCTGCAGAAATACTTTGCTTTTGTTCTTTTGTAGGTTGCTTAAACTGTTTAAGTAAATCATTAAGTTTTTTTCTAGCTTCTACAACAGTTTCATCAGCGTTTACAGCAGCGCGTACTTTGTCTAAATCTAAAGCAGATTCAATACTCTTAATAGTTTCGTCTGAATAGCTAAAAAGTTGCGTTGCCGCTTTTTTAGCTTCGAGTGTGTCTTCACGTTCTTTTTTAGTAGCGGGCAGCTCGTTAAATTCTTTAGCTTGTAAAACTTTTAACTTGGCATCGTACTCTTCCATTTTAGCTTGAGCCGCAGTGCGCATTTTTAACGCATGCAAATGCCGTTCAGGAGCAGTTTTAATAGACTCTAAAACCGCTTTATGGTGCGCATAACGAGCCATTAATACTTCTTCTAGCTCAGACGAAGCGTTAGTAAGTAATGTTTCGTAAACGCTTTTTGGTTTTAGCTTTTTATCTTTACGGCTAACGTACGCTTTATCTTCTTTTACGTATACTTTTACGCCTATTATGTTTTCAATATCTTTTATGCGGTCTATAAATTTTTTACGAATATCAAAATACTGTTGTTTACGCTGCTGTTGTTCTTCTGTACGAACGCTTGTACCTCGAATAAATCCAGGAATATTTGCAAATCTATAGTCTGCATTTAACTGACTAAGCTCACTAGCTATTTCATTAAGTAAACGTACATAGCCAGCAAATGTATCTGTAAGTTCGTTTTCTTCTTTAGCGTTCTGTGCAGCTTGTTGTAGCGTTTTAACTTGCTCTGCTATAGTGCCATCAGGAGCATAGTAAAAATAAGGGTCTTTGGCATATTGAGATGCCGGACGACGAAGCGCCGAAGCAAGCGTTGCACGCCCCATGCCACTAGGTTTAGCAAACTGAGTAAGCCATTCTTCGGTTTCTTTTAAGCGTTTATTAAGTTCTGCTAAAAAACCAATATCTTTAAGATCTTTTACTCGCCCAAGCTCTTCAATTTGTTCGTTAATGTCTTTAAGTTGACGATTAGCTGCTCTTTTGCTTTGGGTAAATAACTCTAACTGAGCGCCTTCTTCAACATCAGCGTAACTGTCTAGCAACTTGTTAATGTCTTTAGCTACATCACCTGCATATTTTTTGTTTACGTCTTGCCCAAGCGTAAGCCTATGTAACTGTTCGTCTACTAAATCAAGTACGTTGTCAATTTGTTTGTTGTCAACATCGTCTCGTTTATCTTGTTCAATTTTGCCTTTAACAAAAGTAGATGCCCGTATTAAAGTTCTGCCTACATCAAAAGCATTTTTTGGCAAACCAAGTTGATTTTGTAAACGGCTACCAACATTAAGAGCGTTATCCAACAAACGATCAATGCGCTTTTGATCTGTTTCTTTAGGTTGTTTTTCAGTTTTTTGTAAAGTTAAAAGGTCACGTTCTTTTGGAATTCTTTTTAAAGGGCCACCTGTTTCGCCAGGCTTTTTCTCTTTAAACTTACCGCGCATCAAGCTGTACTTTATTTGCGCTAATTTATCTTGCACGTAACCACGATGCTCTACCAGTTGAGGTGCTTTTGATTTTTCAAACCCTGTCATGCGCTCAGATGGTTGCCCCGTAGCTCTTGCACCAATACCAAATGCACGTAAATCTTTAACTAAATTAGCAGGCAGTCTTGGACCATAGTCAAACCCAACACTGCCCAAAGCGTATTCACGACTTAAATACGGTTGTGTTCCTTCAGGCGCTTCTTGTGTTGTGTCTAAATTTTCATACCCAACTATCTTACGGGTTGTATAGGCAGGTCTTGCAATTTTGCCAGCACGCATTTGCGCTGGAATAGTAACTTCTTCATAAATAGGTTTAGCTTTACCAGATTGAACTTGGGCAAATTCGTTTTCTTTTAGTTGCCCACGAGCAATAGCGTCTGTTAAAACTGCATCAAGTTGCTCAGCTATTGATTTAGCTTCGCCTTCAGTTAAAGGGTCTAAGCCATTAGATTTACGATACGCATCTGCTTGAATTAAGGCACTATTAATATAGTCTTGCTTTAATTCATCAAGTTTTTGTATAGCTAACTCTTTGGTTGTTGCAGCGCCTTCGTATCCTTTACCTAAAAAAGAATTTTCAGCAACATCATCAAGCGTAAGCCGGATATCATCAAAAAGCTCTTGCTGTTTGTCTATTTGACGACGTGTTTCTTTTTGATACTCAAGCTGGCTTAAATTAGGTGCAACTAAATCAACAGACTGCGGTAGCTTACGTTTTGCTTCTATTAAAGCAAGATTAACAGTTTCTTTGTCTTTATTTAGCTCAAGAGTACGTTTAGCCGCATTTGCTAAACGCTCAAGTTCGACGTATGCAGCTTCATTAGCAATTGCTTGATTGTAAAACTTTGTGGGTTTTCCGGCGTCGTCAAAAAACTTTTTATCTAAAAGCTCCATGCGTGAAGCTTTGTATGCTTTTAGTCTTTCTTGCAAAATGGGATATGCCAGTCTAGCGTTTTCAAGCACTTCATCACGTTGCTCAGGCGTCATGTCAGCAGTTTCAATTAACTGCTGTGATTTTTGACCTAATTCTTTTTCAGCGCCTAAGCCTAAAAGATTTTTTACATCTTTGGTTAATATTCCAGCATCGATATTTGCTTCTAGTTTTTTACGCTCGTTTGATGTAACTTGTTTGCCGGACTTATTTAATAGTTGCTCAAGCCCTTTTTGACGAATAAGTCCAGGTTCAGAAACATCAAGCGGTATACCTTCTTTTGGATCGTAACGTCCAGTAGTTTCGCTAGTAACTGTATAGCCTTTACGCGTTGCCAGTCTTGCATCAACGTAATCACGGGCAAAATCAGAAGCGCTACGAATCTCATCAATCTGTTGCTGTAAAAATGCTTTACGGGCTTCTTCTTGTGCTGTAAGTTTTTCTCTAGCTTCTTTTTCTTTTAACTTTTGCAGGTCAAGCATTGCACGATCGGCGTCTGCTTTTTCTTTTAGCGTTAACTCTCTACCGGCAACGGCACCTGATTTAGTAAGCCCCGGTATGACATTACCAAACTCGTCAGTAACTAAGTCCGCAGTAGCAGCAATTTCTTTAGTCTGCTTTTGAATTCTCTCTTGCTCTTTGCGTTGCGCTAAAGTTGGGGGTAGCCCTGGTGTATCAGGTGCAATCTCACGCAGGCTTTCTGTAATCTGGTCAAGCTCAAGACGTAAGTTTTTTCTTTCAGCAGCAGCTTCGCGCTTTAACTGTTTTTCTTCGTCAGTCTGTGATTTAATCTTAAGAATGCCGTCAAGTACGGTCATCTCTTCTTGTAGTCT